CGGTCAAGGCGACGGCCCGGCCTGCCAAGGCGCGGAGCTTTTTTCAACGCACGAACTCGGAGACGAAAATGCAAACGACGAATAAGCAAGTCCTGGCCTACCTGCGGCGGATCGGAGCGAACGGCGGCAAGAAAACAAGCGAGGCAAAAAAAGCGGCTTGTCGGGCGAACGGCAAGAAGGAAAAGACCCGCCGCCCGTCATAACTCCACGCCGCGCAAAATAAAAACCAAAAAACGCTTGACACGGGCGGCTGATTATGCGTTAATTCGCGCAACGGGAGCAGTATTCAAATGAGCGGAATAGATGTAAAATTTGAGAAACTGCACAGCGCGGTCGAATGGTCGATCAAGCAGTTGGCGACTCCGCGTAAGAAGCGCGTCGAGTCAATTAAGCAGTTTGTCGGCTCGCACTATTCAGACGGAGGCTCCGAGCAGCGCGTACCGACGAACTTTCTTGAGCTTGCCGTAACGATCTACACCCGCCAGCTTGCCGCCCGCGCCCCAAAGGTGATTATCACGACCGGAGTTCAGAACCTCCGTCCGATGGCTAAGGATATGGAAATCGCCCTGAATCAGATCCCCTGCGAGATCGGACTTGGAAACACGCTACGCCAAGCGGTGATTGAAGCCATGTTCGCCTTCGCCGTGGTAAAAGTCGGCATTTCTCGCTCTGACAAGGCCAAGGCGGGAGAGACATTTGTTGACCTCGTGAGCCTCGACGACTACTTTGTGGACATGTCGGCCAAGGGGCGCGGCGGGGTCCAGTTCGAGGGTAACGACTACTGGCTCCCGATTGAAGACGCGCGGTCCATGTACGATGGAAACCCGAACGACATCCAGCCAGACCAGCACACGGTTGTCGGAGACCAAGGGCAAGATCGCGCGGAAGCGATCACGTCCAGCGAGGGCGCGGACATCTACGGCGACCGGGTGTGGATGCGAGACGTTTACATCCCCCGGACGAACAAGATGCTCACCTACGGCGTGAAGAGCCTCAAAGTCTTCCGCGAGATCGACTTCGACGGGCCGGATCACGGACCCTACTACACCCTCGGTTTCTCCGACGTTCCAGGCAACCTGCTCCCTCTCCCGCCTGTGGCCTTGTGGCGCGACCTTCACGAGCTTGGAAACAACCTCTTCCGTCGTCTTGGCCGGCAATCGGAGTCCAAAAAGACCTTGGCGGCGTTCTCTGGCGGCAACGACGAGGACGTGCAGGCTCTCCAGAAGGCCAGAGACGGAGATGGAATCAAATACAACGGCGCGAAGCCGGAAGCGATCACGGTGGGCGGCATCGACGCCCCGACACTCGCTTTCTACCTGCAAATTCGTGACCTGTTTAGCTACTTCGCCGGAAACCTCGACACCCTGGGCGGTTTGGGCACGCAATCCGACACCGTGGGGCAGGAAAAGCTCATTTCTGAAGCGTCCAGCGCCCGAATGCAGTCCATGGGCGAAGCGACGATCACTTTCACCCGCGAAATCTTCAAGGCGCTGGCGTGGTACGAGTGGACGGACCCCATCCGCGAACGAAAGATCAAAAAGCCAGTCAAGGGCACCGACATTGCCGTTTCGTCTGTGTGGTCGGCGGAGACCCGTGACGGCGACTTTCTCGACTACAATCTCGACATCGACGTGTACTCGATGCAGGACGATAGCCCGAGCTCCAAGTTGCAGAAGGTCGGTACGGCGCTCGAACGGTTCGTGTTTCCGATTCTCCCGCAGATCGAGGCGCAGGGAGGTCAGATCGACGCCAAGGCGCTGTTCGGAATGATCGGAGAACTGGCCAACATCCCCGAGCTTGCGGACATCGTGAAGTTTGTTGAGCCGGACCCGAATGCACGGCAGCAACGTGGAAACGGGGAGCCTTCTCACATGCCAGCGAACACGACACGCACTTACGAGCGTGTGAGCCGAAGCGCCGCGACGCGCGCGGGCAAGGACGACGTTATGAGCCGCCTGCTGATGGGCGGCAAGGTTCAACCGAAAGAGGGCGCCATGATCGACCGGAGGGCAAGCTGATGAAGTTTCGGACAAACGGGAAGGTAGTCGAGGCGCTTCAATGCACAGAAGACAACCTCGCTGAAGTTGCTGCTCTTGTCCGGGTTCCCGGCGCAACCGATGATGGATGCGGTGGATTCAGGTTTGGACTCAACGGATCGTGGCGCAGAATCTATCCTTCCGAATGGGTCATTCGGTTTGGAGATGACGTGTATGACCACGATTTCCTCGATGATAAAACCTTTAAGGCTCTTTTCGTGGAGGAACGCTGATGCCGATTTACTGCTATAAGGACCGCAATGGGAAGATTCACGAGCGCAACTTCTCGTCTGCCGCGCCGGTGCCCGCCTGCATCGTCCTGACTGGCGGGAGCAAGGCAAAACGGTGTTTCCAAGCGGAGACCAAGAGCTTCCCGCCGACGAAGGGCTGGCCGCTGACGTGTTGCGCTTCCGGCGTTCACGCTTCGCAGGCGCAGGAGTTGCGCGATCATCTGGCCAGCAAGGGCGTCCCCACGGAAGTGACGCGGGACGGCGATCCGGTGTATCGTGACGCACAGCACCGCCGCAAGGCGTTGAAGGTTCGGGGAATGGTTGATAAATCCAGTTTCATTTAAGGAGCATCTGCATGAGCGTTGAAGCCAAAAGTACGGGCGTTTCCGAAGAGTTGAAGGCAGAGATCGACACCGCCGTCGGCGATGTTGTCGCTACTGTCGAGAAGGAGCGCGCCGACCGCGCGGCTTCAGACCCGAGCAAAACGAATTTGAAAGAGGCCAAGGTTGAGGACGCTCCCAAGGCCGAGAAGGAAGAGCCCGCGAAAGAGGAAAATGCACCGCCCGAGTCTAAGACCGTGGCCGTGTCAGACGCCTTGATTGAGCGGGCTGTCAAAGCCGGCATGTCCATGGCCGACGCCAAGGAGTTCCAGAAGGCGGATGCCCTGGAGCGCGTGTGCGCCGTCTTGGAGAAGCGTGGCGACGCCGGCGCACCCGCCGGTGACAAAAAGGATGAGAAGACGGAAGATGATCCGCTGTCCTCCATTCCTGACCTCGATCCCAATGAGTACGATGAGAAGGTCGTGGCGGGGTTCAAGGCCATGAAAGACCTCATCCGTAAGCAGCACGTGGCGTTGGCCGACATGCGAAAGACCGGGGAAACCCGCGAATCCGTGTCGTTCCTCGACAGCCAGATTGCGACGCTTGGCAAGGCGTACACCGAAGCCGTGGGCGCGGCGGGCGTAAAGCTCGATCCGGCAAGCCCGCAGGCCAAGGCGCGCGCGGAGCTTGAGGGCAAGTTCAACGTGTTGTCGGCAGGCTACAAAGCCGCTGGGCAGGACGTTCCGAAGGAGACGGTTTTCAAGGAAGCCGTGTCGCTTGTTCTGGGGGAAGTGAAATTGAAGGCCGACGCTGACGAAAAGGAAGCCGCGTTGAAGAAGCGCGACGGAATAAAAATCAACAGGCCGTCAGGAGCGGACTACAAACCTAAAGGCGATGCGTTGGCCGAAACCGCGTCGATCCTTGATAAAAAGTTTTTCGGCAAACGGTAAGAAAAGAGGTTCACAATGGGTATCGCGTATAGTGAAATTGATGATGCTGTCCTGCTCACGCAGAACAACCTCATCGAAAAGGGCGCATTTTTGGACATGCAGACGGATCTCACCGATCACGTCGCTGTCCGTGAAGTGTGGAAGGGCCGCCAGAAGAAGTTCGACGGCGGGATTGACTGGGAGTTCGAGGCGCAGATGGATCACAACCACAGCGCCCGCGCGGTTGGTCTGTATGAGACCGACGGAAGCTCGATCAATGACACGATGAAGATGGGAAAAGTCGGCGTGCGTCACGTCAACGCCCACTACATCTACGATCAGCGCGAGCCGTCGTTCCAGCGCGGTGGCCATGCCATTGTGGACCTGGTGAAGACCAAGTACACGGGCATGATGGTCTCGTTCTATGAGCTCCTGGAAGAGTTCCTTTGGGGCAAGCCGGCCGACTCCAGCGACACCAAGACCCCCTACGGCATCGCGTATTGGGTGGTCAAGAACGCAACGGAAGGTCTCTACGGCGGGAATCCTGCCGGGTTCACCGACGGGCGCGCCGGGATCAGCACGGTTGACTACCCGCGGTTCGCCAACTACTCGGGAACGTATGCCGCCGTGTCGAAGGAAGACCTCATCCGCAAGATGCGGAATGCGGCTCGTCGCACGGACTTCCGTTCGCCGGTGTCACACGCCACGCCCTCGCTGGGCTCTATGGCGAATGGCATCTACGCCAACGACACCACGATTGGTCTCATGGAAGAGATCCTTGAGACGCAGAACATGAACCTCGGAAACGACATCGCTTCCAAGGACGGCCGGACTCTGTTCAAGGGCACGCCGATCACCTACGCTCCGAAACTGGACGGTGACTCGTCCGATCCGATCTACATGCTGGATTGGAAATGGCTGGCGTGCGGTGTCATGTCGGGTTGGGAGAACAACCTGTCCGCCCCCATGCCGGTGCCCGGAAAGCACTTGGTGCGTCGCGTCGATCTCGACGTGTCGCTCAACATGGTCTGCACCGATCCTCGGCGCCAGACCGTTCTGTCGAAGTAAACCACCACGGGGCATGGTAAGGACCGGCCCCATTCAAAAGAAGAGGTATCAAAATGGACGCAAGCACAAACGGACACATCAAGCAATCCAACCCCATCGTCGAATGGGTGTGGTATGAGGGCGCGGACGCGATCCGCGAGGGCGAAGCGGTGTGCTTCAACACCGACTACGGCACGGCAGCGAATGTCGATTGCCGCCGGAACAACCGCGTCGAGCGGCCGACCACGAGCAACAACAAGGCGTTCGCCGGCGTCGCCGCCCGCGATTACTCCGCCAAGTCGGGTGGACAGTTCATCGAAATCTACGCGCCCGGTTCCAAGGGCGTGAAGATTGCGCTGGCCGTCGATACCGTCATTGGCACGGGCCTGTTGACGTTCGGCGTGGCCGGCAAGTACAACGTCGGCGCGAGCACGGGTCTCAAGACCGACGCTGGCCGCTTCTACACCGGCAAGTACTTGGGGCGCGGCTCCGCGATCCCCCGGCAGACGGTGACGGCGGTTCTCGAAGCCAGCATGACCGGAGCGTGGTCGCTGGCCACCGACGGCGTGACGCTGACCGTCGTTTCCACCACCGGGCTGGCTGCGGGTGACACCGTTGTCCTGCTGGGCGGCGCGGACGACGGCACGGGCACCGTGATCCCTGGCAAGTACACCATCAGCTCGATCACCAGCCCGACGGTCCTCGTCCTGACGGCCTCGGCGGTGGATGTGACCCCGACGGGCGCGCTGACCTGCACCGGGTACGCCTTCACCGGCAACCCGACGTGTCAGGCCGACCTGCTGACGGGCGACGAGTCCGGAGGCGTGGAGTTCATCAACCTGCCGAACGCAGGTGGCGACACCATGCCGTACATGGTGGGCGGGCTCTCCTACGTCAACGGCGGCGTGACGCTGGCGGCGGATGCCGAAGTCGAACTGGCGCAGGGAACCCTGCCTGGCGAGACCAAGGCGTTCCTCTTGCTTGGCGCGTTGACCACGAGCGATTTCGTGGTTGATCTGGTGTCGGCTGGGCTCCAGCTCGACGGCTCGACGGCGCTGGCGGAAGTCAACGCAATCGACGTGGCTGGCGAGGGCGCCTACCTCGTCTTTGGTGGTGCGAAGTGGCATACCTTGGACCTGGCGGGTAGCGCGGCCGAGGCGTAATCCTGGCTCAATGCGCGGGGCCGGTCTTAACCGGCCGGCCCTTCTTTCACAATCGAAACGAGGTTCAGACATGAGCGAAGACGCAAAAGTACCGACGAAGCCGACCGTTCCCGTGGACCCCAAGGCTCCAGCGAAGAAAGTGAAACCCACTGTTGACCCCTTCGGAGTTGACGCATTCAAACTTCTAGGGTACAGTGTCCCTCTACCTGATTCAGTTGTCGCCGCCTATCTCGAAGTCAAGCGGCGCAAAGACATTCTCCAGCCGGGGCGACTTAGCCCGGAAGGTTTCGCACTGGTCGCCATCTTGGCCGACCTCAACGACGGCAAGTTTTCCTTCAAAAAGGATTAAACGATGGGCGTTCAACTGTCACACAGCGGAAGCACGGCGATAACGGTTGGGGTGTTCACTCTGACCGTTACGGGGTTGGGCCTCGCATTCACCCCGACCAGTGTGACGGCCAGCGTTCGCAAGCCCGCATCTGACAGTCCGAATATCGGCGTGACCCCCTACGGCGCGCCGACCGCTGGCGGGTTCTCTGTTGAGTTCAGCGCAGCGGCCGAGGTCACAGGGTACTACCTCGATTGGATCGTGTGGGCCGACTCTGTGGCGATTGACACGACGGGCACGCTGCTTCTGGCATACGCCGACATCTGTGCCGAGGTCAGCCGCTTCCTTGGCTACCCGGTGCTGGCATCGCAGACCGCCGCGCAGACCGCCGAGGTTGACAGCTACGTCCAATCCGGGGTGCGCCAGTTCTACTACCCGCCGGCCATGCAGGGTGTTGAGGCGGGGTACGAGTGGAGCTTCCTGAAGCCGACGACGACTCTGGCGACCGCTTTGGGCGTTGGTACGGCGGCGCTCCCTGCGTCCTTCGGGCGGTTGGCCGGCGACATGCACTATGCTTCCACCGTTCACGAGCGGGCGATTGTTCAGGTGAGCGAGGCGCGTATCCAAGCTCTTCTTCAGCAAAGCGTAGAGACCGGCAAGCCCCGGTACGTTGCCATCCGCTACAAGCAGGCATACGGCGCACACGGGCAGACGCAAGAGGCCGTCTTTTGGCCGATCCCTGACGCGATCTACACGTTGACGTACCGCTACGAGGGGTACAATGGAAAGCTGTCTGCTCTCAATCCTTGCCCACTGGGCGGGATGCGGCACACTGAATTGATTTTGGAGAGTTGCCTTGCCATCGCCGAACAGCGGGCCAACGATGAGAAGGGGCTTCACTCCGAGCGCTTTTTGATGCTTCTCGCCGCCGGGGTGGCGCAGGACCGCAGGGCTGGCGGTCGGTATTTTGGGGAGATGGGCGGCGGGCCGGACGAGGCTCCTGGACGCCGAGACCGTCAAACGACTTATGATGTCACGTACAAAGGCGTGACGTGGTAAGCTCCTAGTCCATGGTGGACAGGGAGAAACGAGAAATGAGGTAGTAATATGATCCAACGTCTATGCACACTGCTGAAGATTCAACAGCCGGTTCCCGGCTCTTCTGGGTTGCTGCTGGCAAGCGGCGCAACTGTTCCCACCGACGGCACGCGCGGTTATCAGACCGGGTGCATTTTCCAGCACACCGACGGCTCTGCCGGAACGGCGTTCTACGTCAACGAGGGCACGTCGTCCTCGTGCAACTTCGACGCTGTTGCGGCGTTGACGGCGGCGCAGGAAGCGCTTCTGCTCACGTCCGGGCAGCAATCGCTGCTCGCCGCGATCACGTCAACCGCCGCCGAGTTGAACATGCTCGACCTGTCGGCCAAGACAGAGACGGTCACGGAGGCCACAAAGACGACCGGAATCACGGCTGGCTCTCGCCTCGTGAAGATTACCGGTGGAACGGGCTTCACCGGGCTGGTGTTGCCGTTGCCGACCGCCGCTGAACTCGGCATGGTCAAGCAGATCACGCTGGACTCGATTTCGTCCAGTTCGGTGGCCATCACGATCACCAACATCGCCATTCACGGGACCGCCGCCACAACGGCTACGTTTGACGCTGCTGGCGAGACGTTGGTGCTGATCGGTGCCATCTTCGGAACGACATACCGCTGGTTGGTTGTCAAGGAATGCGGCGTCACGTTGAGCTAAGGGGGTTGACATGCGAAAGCTCATCTTCCTTCTGCTCTTGCTGGCTGCGGGCACCGCCGTGGCCGACAAGTGGCGCTCGGAACCCATCACGGTCAACACCAATCGGATGGTGCTGACCCTGACGGACGCATACCTGCAACCCTGCCGGTTCGACGGATTTTGGACCGCTCCAAGCCCCGTCGCCGCATACACGAACACGGTCACGGTGACGGTGACTCGCGGGTTGTACACTTGGTACTCCCTCACGAGTTACCCGACAAACGGGGTCTTGCGCGTGTCTGGGTTGGACCTTCCCGTTCAGTATGGCGACGTGATAGCATTCACGAACAAATACACGACGGGCAAACTGATCCTTCATTTCAGGCAGGAGTAACATGCCTCGAACCGTTCAACGGACACTGTGGTTCCCCCTCGCCGGGGTCTCTCGGCGCGGGGGATACCGCGACCAGACCCGCCCGTACTCTGCCCCCTGGTCGGTGAACGTGCGCGGTGTGGGTCCGTTGGAACGGCGCCAGCGCGGCGGTTCGCGTCCGGGGCTGGCCAAAGTGAGCGCGACCGACTTCGGAACTGCGATCACCGCCGTGGTGCCAGTCACGAGCGTTGACAGCACCGGGGCGCGCAATCGGGACTTGGTTGTCATCGCAGACGGCGCTTTCCGCTACATCCGGGGAACGACGGTCACGACACCGACGACCGAACTGCTGGACGACAACGGCGTTGCGGTTCACACCGAGGCGGGAGACGCCATCGTATTCGACTCGACCGTCAGCGCGACCGCTCCGGGCGGCGTGTCAGACGTTTTCGGGGCGGTAGAGCGTGAAGGCAAGCTCTACCTGGCCGACTCCACCTTGAAGGTCTTTTGCCCCCTTACGGGCATCGTGGACTCTGTTGTGGCGACCGCCGGGGTAATTCCCGCAGCGTGCCCGCTCGTCACCATGTATCGGGATCGCCTGATTCTTGGCGGAACGGATCACGTCTTTTACGCTTCCCGGCAGGGAGACCCGACCGACTGGAACTTTGGTGCCGACATCGGCGACACCGGTCGGGCGTTCGCCGCAGAGGCGTCCGGGGCAGGGTACATAGGGGAAGTGATTACGGCTTTCATCACGAATGGCGACCGCAGCATGTTGGTTGCCACTGCGAACGGTTTGTGGCTCATGCGCGGAGATCCGGCCGCGGACGGCTCCATGTCGATCATGAATGACAACATCGGCATCATATCACCCGGCGCGTGGGCACAGTCGCCCGAAGGGATGGTTGCTTTCCTTTCCAATGACGGCGTGTTCCTCGTGGGCGTCGAGGGTGGCGCTCCGGTTCGGTTCAGCGTCGAGCGAGACCCCGTGCAGCTTCGCAACGTGTCGGCGACTACCAACACGATTACCATGGCATACGACCCACGCGGCCGGGGCTTCCATCTGTTCATCACTCCCGACGCCGTTGATGGAGTAACCGCGGTTGGCACCCACTGGTGGATTGACGTGGAGAACAAGGGGCTTTGGCCGGTATCACTGCCCGCCGGGATGCAGCCGGTAGCCGCTGCCCGCGTGCAGGGCACCTCCGGGCTTGCAGAATGCGTTTTTGGGTGCAGGGATGGGTATTTGCGCAAGTTCAGCGACGGAGTGGCTACGGACGACGGCACGGCCATTCAAAGCCATGTGCTGATTGGGCCTTTCCGGCTGGCGTCCGACGACATCTCCGACGCCATGCTGACCGAGATCCACGGGATCATGGCTGACAACGCCGGGACGGTGACATGGCGTGTCGTTGCCGGGTCCAACCCAGAAGAGGCCGCAGACGCCGCCGTGGCGGGAATCGCATCGGCGTTGGCCGGAACAACTATCGCGGGCGTGGCCGCGTCCGGCGATTGGAGCGAGAATCGAAACAAGGTGGCACGTCCGAGGGCGCGCGGTCCTTGGGTTGTCGTATGGCTCTCCAGCACCGTTGCGTGGTCTTACGAGGCCGTGGCGGTTGCTATCAATCAACTCGGGAGGATCAGATAATGGGCATCAAAATCAGCGCCATGGCGGCAGACGGTACAATCGGCGGGGCGGAGATCATTCCCGTTTCCGACTCAGGCGCTCCCAAGAGCGTCACAACGGGCGGTATCAAGGACTACGCCATCGACTCCATCGAGGCGATTGCGTCCGGAACCGCAGTGACTGGCGCGGACAGCGTGTTCATCCTCCAGGGTGGGGTGCTGAAGCCTGTTGACATCGACCTCGTTGCGCAGCACGCCATTGATACCATGTGGGGCAATGCCGCTGAAACAGTCGTGGACGCCGCTGACGTTCTTCTCCTGAAGGACGGCGGGACGACCGAGAAGAAGGTAACGGCGGCGATACTGGCCACCTACATCCGTTCTGTGATCGTCGGAAGCGACATCACTGTTGCGGCCGTGTCGGCGGCGGGTGCGCTCGCGGCGGCGGACATTTTCATGGTGTGGCAGTCAGGCGTCGGCAAGAAATGCACACTGACCGAACTCAATGCCGCCGTGTTGGGCGGGCTTGACACCTACCTCGCCGGGCTTAGCGCCGCAGCCGCAGCAGCCGACGCCGACTTGATTTACACCACGCAGAGCGGGACCGAGAAGAAGCAGACGCTCTCCGCGCTGAAGACGTACATCAATGCGGTTCTGGCACCGGCGACGACCACCGAGAACTACATCCCGCAGTGGACATCGTCGGCGAAGACGCTCAAGGACGGTCTCGCTCTCCGCGCAACAGTTCGCGCATCGGGAACCGCAGACGATCTCTCCGTCCCGACCGAGAAGGGCGTAGTTGACGCGATTGCCGACTCTGTCAGTCGGACAGGCGGGGACGCATCGGGCGTAGTGGTTCAGCGTTTCGGCGCGACGACCACCGAGGGGCTTGAAACCGTCGTCGTTGATAAGACCATCACACTGGGAGCCGTGGCCGGTGTTGCCGTGTTCACTGTGCCGGCCAACAGCGTGCTTCGATCCGTGCAGGGTAACGTCCAGACCGCTGCTACGGGAGGCGGGACAACCGCCGCCGTTGGCATCGGCGTTGACGCTGACCCGGACGCCTACGGGGTATCGGCGGCGCTGACACTGGACTCCAAGATCAACAAACTGTTGACGCCGACGTTCTCTTCTGCCACAATCGCCATCGAAGCCTTTCCCTGCACCGCAGCGGGGGCGATTGGCAACACCGCCTTCACCGCTGGAACGTTGCGCGTTCGCATCGTGTATGACCGCCAGACGAGTCTCAACAACGCTTCGTAAGGTGCCCCATGGACAAAATCAACCCGCTGACCTATATCACGGACACCGACCCGGTTCCCGAAGCCGTTCTTTACGCTTCTGGGTGGTTTGCAACGGAGTACATTTCCGTCCAGATCGAGCAGCTTGAAACGGCGTCGGGTATCACCTCTACCGGGTCCGAATACATCCCGTGGTTCTTGGCGCAGGGTTGGACGGAATACCGGCGCGTCGAGACGTACACCGGGCTTCCGATTGGATCCGGCACCGTTGGCAGCACAACGGAGAAGCAGATACGGAAATTCCGTGTTGACTTGTACCGACGGAAGCTGCAAAGCGAGCGCGTTCTCAACGACATGATCCGCGAGTTCACGGAGGCGTACAACGAGGGTCGCACGCTGAACGACCGGCGTTACGACGAGATCGTGGCTCTCTACAACGTCATGCTGGACAAGTCGGAGAACGAGATAGCCGCAACCGAGGCTTCCTACGTCTCATACGACGCCATCATCAGCTCCGTGATCGCCGGGTTGCCGGCCAACCACTCCGAGTACAAGACCGAAGTGGATGCTCTTCTCCTGGGGTACGGGGCGAGCTTGCTGGCCGGGGTCAACACGCGGTTTGACAACGAGCTTGCCACCGCACGCCAGAACCTCACCAACAAGGGGATGTACAACTCGACAATCTGGACCTCGATCAGCGCAGGGATCGAAACGCAGCGCTCAAAAGCCTTGGCCGACGCCAACGACACCATCACCGGACGCAAACTGGCCGCTGGTGAGGGCGTGCAGCGCGTTCGCATGGAAGTCGCATCGCGCATCGAGGCGGCGAGCTTCCGGTTCTTGGAGATGAAGCGCACTCGTGGTTTCGGGGCAAGCGAGTTCCGCAACAACATCCTCTCTGCCATGCTCAACTTCATGGAGCGGCGCACCGACGAGTATCCCGGTCTCGACGGGCTGGCCGGAATTGCCGCGCAACTTGGATATGGGGAAGGGGGCACGGTTCGCTCGCCGTGATAGCACATGCCAATCGGAATCAGTTACTACGGGAGCAAGAAGCCAGCGCAAGGGACAAAGCCGTTGCGCACGTTCACGCTTCCGAATACGATGCCGAAGGAATTGAACCCGTTTGGTAAAGACAATCCGATAGATTGGATGACCGGCAAAAACCTCGTCCAGTTCAAAAAAGACAGCGACAACGTGCTTCCGAGCGGCGGCGTGGCCGGCCAAGCACTCGTCAAGAAGTCCGCCGCTGACGCCGACGCAGGGTGGTCTCCGCGCTTCTTTTTGAGTCCAGAAGGTGTTCTTACCGTGACCCGCCCCGGAACAGTCGCCAACCCCGCCGAAGACCCGGAAGACCCCGAAGCGTTGAGCTTTGTCGTGTTCCAAGACGGCGGCGACGTGAAGGTGAAGGTCACTGACGCCGATGGCGTGACGGTCGAGCATATCATTGGGAGTGTTCCAGCAGGCGGAACCACTGGGCAAGTGTTGTCGAAGAAGTCGGACGCCGACCGTGATGCAGAGTGGGCGGACGTTTCTACCGTCCCCGACGGAACGACCGAGGGCCAGGTGCTACGATGGAACAACACGACGAAGGCATGGGAGGCCGGGGTCAAGTACGTCGTTGATTGGCGTCTGGACAAGACAAACCACAAGTTCCAGTGTAAATATTCAGACGATCCGACAACGTGGGTGGACATTTCAGACGCGAACGGCGGCATTCTGGACGCGGGGGTGCCCTTGTAATGGCAGGGACAAACAGAGCGCTGTATAAATCAGCAAATGACAGGGGAACTTACTCTTCGTCAAGCGGCAGGATGCTTTACTCATATGCCGGGATGTGGACAACACTAGTAACATGTAGATACCTATCATCAACACCGGATATTATATGGGATTGGTACAACGGCGTTTATCGCGTAAGCGTCGTTTCACCGGGAACACCGACATCTGGAACGGTAAATATTGTTGGGGCATTCAGAATCACAAACAACAGTTCCTTATATCCAGCACTCGTCACGAGTTATATTGAGCAGGTTATAAGCGACCCGACATATGGCTCTATTACGTTCGACTGGAATGGAGGTGTAATTCCGAAAAGTTCTTACAAGGATGTGGGGTTTGAATTGAAATTGTTATTTGGGGCCCCAAGCGAAAGCGTAGTACGATGGTGGCTTTGTAGTATTACAATACGCAGCCTAAACGGTTGGGTGTCCGTTCAACATCAAACAGACGAAGGCGGGGAATACCCTTGGGGAACAAGATTCGAGATAACTAGCGCGTAGCACTTAAAAGGAGCAGCACAATGGCAATCGTAGTAAAAAGCGGAGGAAACCCGGCCCCGGCGCTCGTGGGAGCTTATGCGGGCGGGATGGGCAAACGCCGGGCCGAGGACGAGCGCCAGCAGGCGGCGCTTATCGCCGCGAAAGAAGCGCAACAGCGAAGCATCGCGGCGCAGCAGCAGGAGTCCGCGCTTTCCCGCGAGTTCACCCTGGACCGCGACGAGGCTGGCCAAGAGCGCTCGCTGGAGACCATGCAAGCCTCCGCCGACTTGCGCGAGGGTGCCGCCGAGTCCGAGCAGTTGCGTCGGCGCGAAGATGTCAAGTGGGGCTACACGGCCAGCCAGAAGCAGACGCACGACCGCTTGACCGAGGCATTGGCCAACCTCCAGGCGGACCCGGACATGACCGAGAGGCAAAAGATTGAGGGTGCGGATCAGATAAAGGCTCAACTTTACAGCATCAAACCTGTTGAGAAACTGGCCCCAAAGCAGATAACCCCAGAAGAGCGCCTGAAGACCAGCACGACGACGTTGAAGGATGGAACCGTAGTCGCATTTAAACCTGACGGAACCGCCCATGTACTTGTAGCCTCTCCTGAAAGCAAGCAAGCCGAATCCCAAGCCAAGGATCGAGATGCCGCTCTTAAACAGGCCACAGAGGAGTTGAACGACGCCAGCGGCAAAGGGGATGGCACTCGCCCGACTATGGACGCAAAAATTAAAAGGGCAAGGGAAATCTTGAAAGAGATGAGGGAGCTCCAACGCTTAGACGAAGGAGGGCAGGCCACCGATGGCGCGGCGGGGGATGATTCATCTTCAAAGACGAAACCGGTTTCCGTGAAGGCACCAAACGGCAAAGTATTTACGGCGAGAAAATAAAGGGGATAAATGATCGCACTAAAGACGTTTAAGGGCGCCGACGGGAAGGTGCTTCAAGTTCCTGCGGATAATGCAAATGATTTTTTGGCTTCGACTCCAGGGGCTACTCCGGTGCAGGCGTATCGGGATGCCGATGGTAATGTGTTTGACGTGGCGGAAGAAGATGTGCAGGATTTCATGGCAGCGGCTCCAGGAGCAGAACCACTGCGAACAGTGCGAACGACGGCGGGCGACTTTGATGTGTCGGATAGCGAGCGGCAAGACTTCCTGAAGGCGTACCGTGCCGATCCGGCATTTGAGAAGGACCGTGCGGAAATGCGCGCGAAGGCTGCGGCGTCTGCGAAGGGGCCGGGTCCGGGGAACGTGGTGCTAAATGTAGCCAAGGGAATCGGGCAAGGCACGGTTGAGGGACTTAAAGATGCCGCCAAGGGCGCAGCAACCGCAATGATCGAGGATATTCCGTCGTTGATCTGGAAGCCCCTGGCGGTCGTAAGCGGCGGGAAGCACACTGCGCTTGGCCGATATGCTTCTGACATTTCAGACCAGATTGACGATGCGGCCGCAATGCGGGCATGGGACGACCCCGAAGTCGAGGGATGGGCGGCAATGGGTCCGCAGGCTTTCAGAAGCGTCGTTACGCAGTTGGTGCCAGCACTGGCGACGGGCGGATCCAGCGCTACTGTCATGCCAGCACTGTATGGCTTGCGTCGTGTCAAGGATGTGAATGACGCTGCGATACGAGCCGGAATGAGCAAAGAGAAAGCCGCCGCGCTGGCTGTTGGGGCTGGTGCGCTTGAAGGCGGTTTAGAGTATGTTTCAATGTTGTGGGGCGGCGGCAAGACCGTTAAGGACACCGCCAAGGACATGCTTGGAACAGGCGCAAAGACCGTCCTGAAGAAATTGCTCATGCAGGCGTCCGTGGAAGCTGGAACCGAGTTTGTTCAGGAGGGTGGCGGTTCACTCATAGACCAGTCTGCCGCAGGTAAACCACTGGATGCCGTGCAGGCTCTTGAAGCAGGGGCGTTGGGCGCCGGGACGGCGGTATGGAGCGTTGGATTGATGGGCGGTCCCGGACAGGTCGCACAGAACGTGGACGCACGGCGAGCCAAGAAGCTAGAGGGAGATCAGATTCAGGCGTGGGCGTCGGCAAACCCCGAGGCGGCGGCCGCGCTCGCAGCAAAAGAAACCCCATCACGCAAGGATTTTGAAGCGGCGGGACTTCCCCGCGCGTCAGCGCAGGACCGGGCGGCGACCGCCGAGGTTCTCCGTGGGCTGGATCTCTCGATGCCGGACCCGACCGCGGTTCAGGAGGCTCCAGTCGTGGAATCGCCCGCGCAACCACTCAAGGTTGACGGCAAGGAGATGAATCCCGGCGAGACAGTCGCGGCTGGCCAGCATGAGATTGACGGCAAGACGGTGTTGATGTCGGCGGCGACGCCCGTTGAGGACGTTCAGGCGATGATGCAGCAGGAAACCCCCGCAGAGCCTCAAGGCGAGGCCCAGGCGGAACCGGCGGCAGCACCCGCCCCCGCGGCCGCGCCGAAGAAGAAGATCGGGCGCAAGGGCGTGAAGAAGGCTTTGCCGGCGGAGCAAGCGGTTGAGGCAAGTCAACCGGCGGAAAAGGAGTCCATCCCCGTCGCCTCGAAGGCAGAGGCGGAAGCCCCGGCGGCACCTGTGGTCGCGCCCGCCGCAGAGGGCAAGGCGGCGGCAGAAGAGTTGGCCGACGTGACGCTTTATCACGGAGGGCCAAAAGGCATTTCTGATTTCAAGTTGCCCCCCGATGCGGAAGATGTAATGGGCCGTGGTGTGTGGTTCTCGCCTTCCGACAGCGATGCAAAGATATATGCAGCGATGGGGGGGCGAGGGGATACCGGCGGAGAAGTGTATCCCGCAAAGCTAAAATTGAAAAACCCCGTCGTCATTCAGGACTTGGTAGACGATGCAGAATCGGCTTCCAGTAAGGCGAAAGATCCTCGTTACGACGGCATAATTCACAAAGATGCCGACGGAAAAATCATTGAAGTAATGGTCAAAGACCCCGCGAACATCATACGCGAAGACAAGCCTTCAGCTTCCCCCACCGCGCCGACAACCCCGCCGTACAGGGACGCTGCGGACGCTCAAGCGGCACAAGAGCCGGTGGAAGCTCCTGCAAAGAACAAGGGGCTGAAGGAGCCGGAAGACAACACCGAACGCCGGAGGATGTTCAGCGAGCAGCAGGACCGTATGCCCGAATGGATGGAAGCAAACGGGATGTTGGTTCGCAAGGGCAAGCCGGTTCGCACGCAAGCGGCAGACAATAAACTGCGTGCCGAGGGCTGGCAGTCCTACAGTTGGACGCCAGGGAGGGACGCTCCAGCCCCTCACCCGCTTGGGACCTTGTGGGCCAAGCCGAAGCCAGTTCGCATGGACGGCACAACTCGCACAACGAAAGCCAAGAGCAAGGGGCTGGCCACGCTGCCCGAGAAGTCCGTTAAGATGATGGACGACGCGATTGCCGCCAAAGACGTTGAGACGCTGACTACAAAGGGCATGTTGGACCTGTCGAACAAGGCGTGGAGAGCACAGTTCGAGGAACGTACAGGCGTGAAGCTGCCCAAGACGCAACGGGACACGCGAGCGGTTGTAGAGGCATGGGCGAAGCCCGCCGTGGCCAGCGCCGCCCCCGCGACGGACGAGAAGGGGCGCACGCCCGCCGAGGTCGTGGCGAAGGACGCCCGCGCCGAGCAGGAACCGGCCAAGGGGAAGAATGTTCTGGACATGACCGACGACGAACTGTTCGCCGCGAAAAACATGGAAGAGATGCAGCGAGATCAACGTCTGTCAATCGAAGCGAAGCAGAACCTCGATGCTTTGTCTTCCGCTCAAAAGAAGTTTCTCCGGTTCAAGAAAGGAACCAAAGGGTACGATGCTCAAGAAGAAGCCGTAAAGGTGCTGAAACAGAAGGACGATGCTATTGCCCAAGAGCGAAACGACGGAACATGGAGATCACAGAGCGAGTTGCAAAAAGAGACCGAAAGGCGCATTGAAGAACGCAGCAAACGTCCGCCAAAGGTTTTTCAGTCTGACGGAACCCCAAAGTCGAGTGTCCCACGCGCGCCGGTGGCCAGCGACAAGCCATTGTTCCCCGCCGCCGCCGTCAAGGTCGAGACCGCGCCTGACGGCGACAAGACGCTCTCCGTGCCGGCCAAGGACAAGCCCGGCCTGCCGCCGAAAGAGCAGAAAAAGTGGCTCCTTGCCGAGATCGACAAGGCACTTCAGGACGCGCCTGAAGAGCGCGTTGCTATGCCGCCAAGCGAGAAAGCCGTACAGGCACAATCCGATCTGGAAAGATTGCAGAAGGGTATGGCGGACGATGACGTGAACGATCTGATGGAGAAGTACGGCGTAGCGCGTATGACCATGGAAAAGACACCGTACACAGACATTGACGGCAAAGAACAAAAGTTCCCGCCGCCTTCAGAGATACCTGCTGGCGAGCGTCTGGCAAGGTTGATGGATAGCGTCAACTGGGCGTTGCGTCCGCAATGGGAAACAGTCGAGTTTGAGGTTCCCGGCGACGGCACTTTCAAGGTTATAAACAACAAACAGGACTTGGAAAACTTCAAGAAGCGCTCCGAAAAACGGTTCCCTTCCGCTGTACCGAGCAAAGCACTCCCTACGCCGCGCTCTACGTCCGTTCCGTCCGTTGCCAAAGTCGGCAAACCGCAGACGTGGAAAGGCACAGAGCCGGAAGCGGTTAAGCTCTTGGAGCCGTTCGCTT